CCAACGACTACGGCAGCCTCAAGCTGCTGGACCTGCCCGACCGCAACATCATGCTGATGGGCTTGGAGGCGGACCTCGTCCTGACGAAGCAGGGCAACACCAACGGCATCGTGGCCGCGACCGATCTCGACGTCGCGGTTGGCACGGCGGCGGCATCGAATACGACGCTGGCCGCCACGATGATCAACGTGATCGAGAAGAAGGACGTCGACGACAACGCGCTGGCCGTGGACTTCGAGGCCCACAGCAACGACAACGCGACGTCGATCTTCCCGCTCCCGGTGGCGGATGGCGCCAGTGCGGCACTCTACCTGAACGCGGTTGCCATCGGCGGCATCACGGCGGACTCGAGCCTTTCGGTCTCGGGCATCGTCGACGTCTGGTACATGGACCTCGGGAACCTGTCTAGCTGATGGTCCTGAGCGCTGAGAAGATCGACCGGATGGTGCGGGACATGGAGCCCGCACTAGCCGCGGCATTCTTCTCATCGCTGCGACTCATCCGCGACAAGTTCACGCTTGCGCTTCTGGAGGAACTCATCTCCAGAGGCGCGATCGATCAGGCGATCAAGATCGCCGAACAGGCAGCCCAGAAGTTGGGCACTGCCTGGACCATGGGATACAACCGAGCCGGACAGGAAGCTGCGGAGGCACTCGGCCGTGCCGTTGCCGACATCGTGATCGACTTCGACATCACGAACTGGCGAGCGGTCGAGGTAGCGAGAGAGAACCAGTTGCGACTGGTGCGCGAGTTTTCCGACGAGCAGCGAGCCGTGACCAGAGACATCATCCGACAGGGTGTGCAGGACGGCGAGAACCCACGAGTCACAGCCAGGAAGATCCGCGAGTCGATCGGCCTCACGCGCAAGCAGCAGCAGTCCGTGGAGAACTTCCGCCGCATGCTGGAGACGCGGGATCGGACCGCACTCACCCGGGCACTCCGGGACCGGAGATTCGACCCGACCATTGAGAGAGCGATCCGTTCCGGGCGACCGCTCACCGAGGCGCAGATCGACAACATGGTTGACCGCTACCGAGAGCGGATGCTGAAGATGCGAGCTGAGACCATCGCCCGCACCGAGGCTCTCCGGGCTGTGAACCAGGCCACCCACCAGATGTTCAACCAGGCTGTGGAGATGGGACTTCTCCAGCAGAACAACATCATCCAGGAGTGGAACACGGCCAAGGACGAGCGTGTGCGAGGCACGCATCAGGCCATGCATGGCCAGATTCGGCCGTTCGGCGTGCCCTTCACGACCGGGAGCGGTGCCAGCCTGATGTATCCAGGTGACCCTGCAGGTCCTGCAAGGGAGACCATCAACTGTCGTTGTGCCGTCGGCACAAGACTGCGGACCGTGGAAGGTATCGGTGGCGTCAACGTCACCGTTTTGGACGAAATACCATGAGCGACAAGCAGACCGAATGCCAGGTGTGCAAGGTCGATGAGAGGCTGGGACTCGTGTTCGGGTTCGCAGTTGTCTCCAAGATCTTCAACCCTGAGACGGAAACCCTGGACCCCTACTTCGACACCCAGGGTGATCACATCCCCGAGGACGCATTGCTGAAGGCCAGCCTGGAGTTCGCTCAGGACAGCCGCCTGGCGATGGAGATGCACGGACAGACGGGCAACACAGATCCGATCGGGTCGGTGGTGTTCATCTTCCCGATGCTCGAGGACATCGCGAAGTCCATGGGGATTCTCACCCCAATGACCGGACTGCTGATCGCGATGCGTCCCAACGAAGAGATTCTTGCGAAATTCGCGTCAGGAGAATTCACTGGATTCTCAATTGGCGGGAGCCGAATCGTGGATCAGGAGGTATAATTCACCCATGGCATCGGCCCCACAGCGACGTCGCAATATCATGAAGGAATTCCGGCTCAAGGAGATCTCAGCGGTAGATCGTCCGGCCCAGACCCCCGCCCAAGTGGCGATCATGAAGCGAGCGACTCCGGACTCCGGTGAGTCCAACAGTGGCCACGTGGCCAATCCACTTCCCAAAGATGCCGCCAAGAGCGGTGATACCGACATGACCGACAAGACCGTCGAGAAGTCCGCCGAACTACTGGCGGCCGAGGCCAAGATCTCCGAGCTCAGCAAGAGTCTCGAGCAGGCCAATCTCCTGGCGTCCCTGACCGACGCCGATCGTGCCCATCTGGACACCCTCTCCGGGGATGCCAGGGGCGAGTTCCTCGGCAAGAGCGCGGACCAGCGTGCCGCCGTCCTGGCCGAGATCGCGAAGGCCGATCCGGTGGTCTTCAAGTCGGCCGATGGGACGGAGTTCCGCAAGAGCGACGATCCGCGGCTGATCGAGATGGCCAAGCGGGCGGACCGGCTGGCCCAGGATCTGGAGAAGCGCGAGGCTCTCGCCAAGCGTGCCGACCTGGAGAAGCGGGCCGTGGCGCTCAAGAACCTCCCGGGCGATCTGGATGTGCATTGCGCTCTCCTGGCCGCCGTCGACAGCATCGCCGATGAGGCTCTGCGGAAGAGCGCTCTGGAAGCGTTGAAGGCCAGCGACGCGGGTGTGTCGAAGGCCAGCCAGGAGATCGGTGTCAGCGGCCACGATGCCGCGGCCTCGGGCTCCGCCGAAGAGCAGCTGGATTCGCTCGCGAAGCGATTCGCCAGCGAGAACAAGGTGACCTACGAGAAGGCATACACCGAGGTCTGCAAGACCAAGGAAGGCCGTGATCTCGTCTTCGAGATGCGTGGCCAGCGCGACAAGAGCTGATCCACTTCCCAACAACCAACAGAGAGAACAGAACAGAAATGGCTTCCTACGACGGAATCAAGACTGTTTCGGTTGTGGCCGGCTCCGCCGTGACCATCTACCGATTCATCAAGCTTGCCGCGGATGGCAAGGTGGATCATGCCGGTGCGGCTCAGGGTCGCGTCGATGGCATCGCGGCCGAGACGGTCGCGGCGGACGGGGACGTGCTCCCGATGGTGCTGCCCATGGGCTCGATCGCGAAGGTCGAGGTCGGTTCGGGTGGCGTGACGGCCGGTGGTCTGGTGGCCACCGATGCGTCTGGCAAGGCCATCGCGGTCGGTGCCAGCAACGGCGATCAGGCCTGGGGTGTCGCGCTCGACGCGGGTGCCGAAGGCGACATCGTCCGAATCCTCTTCGGATACAAGGGTCAGATCAACGCGTGATCTGAGCTACCCAGCTTCAACAACCACAACAGGCAGAATACCAAATGAGCGGTTACGTTCAGCCGGGTCGTTCCGACGTGCATGTCGATCGTCCCCTCACCAACATGTCCATCGCATTCCTGCAGTCGCAGGATGCCTTCGTCGCGGCGCGTGCTTTCCCGAACATTCCGGTCAGCAAGCAGAGCGACAAGTACTTCACGTTCCCGCGGGGCGCGTTCAACCGAGACGAGATGGAGCTTCGCGCTCCGGCGACGGAGTCGGCTGGCGCGAACTACACCATCTCGACCGACAGCTACTCGGCCGAGGTGTGGGCTCTCCACCGTCTGATCCCGGACCAGGTCCGCGACAACACGGACGATCCCCTCTCGCCGGACCGTGAGAGCGTCGAGTTCCTGACCTACAAGGGTCTCATCCGCCGCGAGCGGGAGTGGGCGTCGACCTTCTTCGTCACTGGCGTCTGGACCACCGAGGTCACGGGCGTCGCTGGTGTTCCTGGTGCTGGTCAGTTCCAGCGCTGGGACGAAGCGGCCTCGACCCCGATCGAGGACGTGCGTCGGGCCAAGCGTGTGGTCCAGGCCCTCACCGGCTTCCGTCCGAACAAGATGATCATGTCGCGCCCGGTCTACGACGCGCTGCTCGATCATCCGGACATCGTCGGTCGACTGGACCGCGGTCAGACCTCGGGTCCGGCCATGACGCTGCGCCAGAACCTGGCGGCTCTGTTCGAGGTCGAAGAGGTGATGGTCATGGATGCCATCTTCAATTCGGCGGCCGAGGGTGCGACCGACAGCCATGGCTTCATCGCTGGCGACCACGCGCTGCTCTGCTACGCTCCGGCGAGCCCGGGTCTCATGACCCCGTCCGCTGGCTACACCTTCAGCTGGCGCCTGTCCGGTGCGGCGGGTGTGGAAGGCAACCAGATCCGTCGCTTCCGGAAGGACGATCTGGATTCGGACAAGATCGAGATCCAGATGGCCTTCGACATGAAGGTCGTCGCGGCGGACCTCGGCTACTTCTTCCTGGGCGCGGTCAGCTGAGGCT